CGCTTGCCACTCATCCAGGCTGGCGGGTTCCGCTCCGACTCCGAGGCCGATCTTCTTTTTCGACGCGGCAACGGCGGGACCGGGGTAGCTGTAAACCTCGTTTTTTATGGCTTCGATCTCTCCGTGCTGGTCGAACATGGGAGGGGGGTTTTCTTTCGGAGGTTCCGGCTTGGGGTCTTGCTTCTTCGGTTCGGGAGCCAGGTCTTTTTTCTTCCCGGTAATTTTCTCGGTCAGTGTTTTCGAATCTTCGGACGTCTCGATAATGGCATGCCCCATTTCCACATAATCCTGCTCTTCCTCAACCACCCGGAGCCCCTTGAGCACATCCCCGAATCCGTCCCGAAGCGCCCACGACCTGGCCCTCATTTGCAGCATTCTTTTCGGGTATTGTTTCCACGGTCCGGTTTTATCCCAAAGCCCGGCCCTGGTGGCATCATCAATCGAAAACTCTCTGACGATAGCTTCGGGATCACCTTTGCGTTTTGCCACACAAACAGCCGTGAAGGTCTTTTGTGGGAAGTCTCCCCGAAACGTTTCTGAGAATGATTCAAGCGTCCCGGATGCCCTGATAAGGCCAAGGACAGAATCGCCCCACAGCGACGGCCGGCCGTTGATGACGGCCACATTCTGAACGGCTTGCATTGGAGAAAGCCCGATTTCAAGACCCATTTGGACGGCGACAAACACCGCTTCGGGCTTCTGGATGCCTGTTGGCATAAGGCCGGATGCTGCCATGATGGTGGCAAGCCTCCAAAGGCCCTCAAAATTTGTGGGGATAAGTCCGCCGGTGATTTCTCCGCCCACGGTGATAAGGGCTTTGTCTTTTCCGGTTTCTTCTGTCTGATTTTCGTTCATTTCGTGCCTCCTTTTAAATGGTTTGGGCGATGGCGTAGATTTTTTCTAAAACTGCCTTGGCTTTCCCTAAAATGGCAGGGTCTTTGATGTCGGGGAGTTCGATGGAAAGGATCATGTTTTTCCATTCTTCCAGTTTGGCAATATCGGGCTTCAGGGCTTCCAGCCGTGCCGCCTCTTCCGCTTCAGCCTTTTTCATCGCCTCTGCTTCGGCCTTTTCGAGGGCCGCTTTTTCTTCGGCTTCCTTCAGGGCATCGATCCGGGCTTGTTCCGCAATTTCACGCTCTCGCTGTTCACGCTCAACCCGGTCGATTTCGGCTTGCTTCGCACGTTCCAGGGCGGCTTTTTCTTCTTCAAGTTTCCGGGTTTCAGCCTCAATCTTTTCACGGACTTCCCGGTCCTTCCGCTCATTCTCAAGACGGATCGCTTCGAGCCGTTTGGCCTCGGCTTCCTGCTCCTCTTTCTGGATTCTCAGGCGTTCGGATTCGGCTTTTCGGTCGGATTCTTCGGTTTCAAACTTGATCCGGGCTTCAAAAGCGCAAAGGATTTGTCCAAGGGTTTGTGAAGCAGCGGCCTTGGCTTCATTCAAAAACTCCTGATATTCGTGTTCGGACAATTCGAGGGTGTTGATTTCTTCGGCCAAAACGTTAAGCTGCCGGGAATCAAGGCTGTTCAGCCCCACGGTGACGCCCTGAATGGCGCTTATCTTCGCCCGGATACCGTTGACCCGATCTTGTTCTTTGCGCTCGGCCTCGGCTTTACGTTCAATGATCAGTGCTTCCCATCCAATGCGTTTTTTACCCAGGGCTTCAATTATAGGCGCAATCATACCCTGCGCTTTTTTGGCGGTTTCATTATTTTTAATTCGTTGCTCGTTAAGGGGATCGTTTAATTCCTTGAGCCTGTTTCTGACTTTCAAATCAAGTTCTTTAGCCTTAATATGCATTGACCTGACATCTTGGTATCCTTGTCCAGTTTTGAGGTCCACGGTAATTTCTTCAGCTTGTTTTTTCATTGATTCAAGATTTGCCATGGTAAGCTCGATAATCCCCATGGGGGCCACTTCAAAACTTCCTTGACGTAACTCTGCTTGATTTGACATTTTTTACCTCCTTTAGGCGTTTAGTTTGTGTCTTTTCATAAAGGTATATTCATTGACGCATTTCCGGTGATTCCCAGCTCCATGATGGTAAAATTATATCGGTTATTTCTTCCGCGTATCCCGGCCACTCGCCGGACGATATGCACTCAGCATAAAGGTCGATCAATGGCCTAATTTTATTCATGCCGGATTGGATTATTTCTTTTGCGTTGTAGACTGCGCAGAGAAACGGGGCGGACTTTTCCACGGCACAGAAAAGAAACGTTTCGTAGTGGACATCCTGCGCCGAGTTGACCCCGGCCAGGTAAAAGCTCGCCTGCATGTCATATGCGAAATTCGCGCAAACCTTTGAGAACCCATCCGGGCTTGCATCCACGCAGGTCTTTACGTCGGCAATGATCCCCAGGTCGGGGCGCATGATGTCCGGACGGCACTTACATGGAAAACCGTGGGTGGCAGCGTTCCAGAAAACGGATTGCTCGGTGGCCGCATTTTGGATGAGCGGCCCGGCTACGGGATGGTTTAAAACGGACATCTTCATATCCATAACGTTCGTGAAATCGTCCTTGGAAAGGATAATCTTATCCTTATGCAAGAACTTGTATTCATCCCACGCCTTCCCGCGTTTCGCCCCGTCAAAATACGCCACATCGTCACAAAAGCGGCCAGGCTCAAGGACGGCCAAGTGTAAGGCAGTTCCGAGGATCATGGCGGGTGTTGGCTCTGATGGATTCTCGCGGTAATATTTGTAATGCGCCGGGGACTTCTGAAGCTCTTTCAGCCCGGAGCAGTTAAGGCCGTCGGCGGCAAGGTAATCGGCATGGGATAAGCGGGGCATAATTCCGGGGGAGAAGGAGAGCTTCATTCTTCACCCCACACTTCTTCAAGTTCAACAAAGTGTTCGAGCCCGAAGGCGTCAAACGCGCCCTTCATCTTGTGGACCATCGCCCGGAAGTCGCACTTAATTTCGGTCTGAAGGTTAGAATACTCGGGCCATGTCTGGATCTCGTCTTCCAGGGAGTCGAGGGTCTGATAAATGGTTTTAAGCTGGGTGTAGAGTTTTTCGGTGTCCACCCCGTTCCAGGGGTCACGGTAGCTTGATTCGGGGAATGTTGCTGACATAGTGCCTCCTTCAGTTTTGCGTGGGCGTTATGATGCTTTGGCTTTTTCCATTAAAATCCTAGTAGCAAGCACACACGCTTTTATGGCTCTAATTATTATAAATCCTTCTTCGTTTTTCGGAACGATTGCCAAAATAGCCCTAAAAAACCACATACAAAGCAACAATCTCAACTCGTCAAGAAGCCTTGGATTATTGTGTTCCACGCTTGCCTCCTTTATTTACGGGACCCGTCCGCCAAACCAAAAAGGTGTTGGCTGTACTTCGTGAGCGGGTCCTGGTGAGTGACTGCGACGATGGCCACGGCTATCAAAACCATGAAGGCGCATGTCGCAAATCCTTTCAGAAAGATGATCCGGCGTTCCCTGCGCTTCTTCGATTCCAGGCCGATAAAGATTTGCCGTTGACGGCGCTCTGCTTCGAACTGGCTGATTTTCTGCATCGGTGTTCCCATGGTCATTCTCCTTTCAATGCTTTGTCGGCTTTTTTCGCCCCGATGAGATATTCACCTCGGATAAACCGGGCATAGAAAAGCATGCTGATGTGATCCCATTCCGCCTGACACTTCGGGCAAAGGCCGGTCATGGCGTTGCGGGATGATTCGGTGTGGCACTTGGGGCAGGGCATGGCTTCACATCCTTCCTTTCTTTATACAACTGGTTAATAATTACCCCCAGGTGATAGGATGGTTCCCGTTCTCCGGTTGCGAGGTAGATTACCCATCGTGGGGATATGTGGAGTGCTGTGGCAAGGGAATAATATCGCTCCATACGATTGCCGGAGTATGTTTTTAACAGCCTGATAATTTTTGATTTGGTTTTCATGGGTATCATTCTTATTCCTTATTTATAGCCATGTCAAGAAAAAAGATTGAAGTTTGTGCAAAATAAAATAATTTGCACTATGTTCTATTTTTATCTTGATTTGTGTTTGGATAGGTGATAGGTAATGTTAAATTCATAAAACATGGTGGAGAGATTAAAATGAAATATTGTATTTTCTGCAACGAAAAACCGGTCGAAATTAAAAAGGCGATGTTGTGTGGTGCGTGTTATAAAGATTTTAAAAAAACTTACGGCAACCCTGCCCTCAAACTCAAGACTACACATGAAAAAATAAAGCCAGATGAAGGCTACTCTATCGGAAGTTTTATGTATATTGATCTCTGCCATAAATGCAACACCAAACCATACCGCTACAAAAAACACAAATTATGCGATAAATGTTACCATATTGAGTACCGAACGGGAAACCTTTATAAATACGTAAAAAGCTTTGAACAAGGGCTTTACGAATGGAAAATTAAGATAGAAAATAAATTTGGTAAGCAGATCCATGAACACTTAGCGGCTTTAAAGAACAATCCGTTTTACACTTTAGATTATATTGGTAAGCTGCACGGGGTGACGAGAGAGCGAATCAGGCAGATATACCAAAAATATTACAATGAGCCGTACACAAAAGACCTGAGATTTAAAAAAACCAACAGAAAAGCCGACCTGTCTTGCTCTAAAGACCCAAGAAACAAGGTTATTGCCTATAAAAATAAACAGTCTTCGGTATACAAAGGCGCTTTGGCCGAAAAAGAGTTCCTTGATGAATGTATAGGCAGGGGGTTCGATGTAGATCCAATGTGTGACGCTGCGGTTGATTTAAAAATTAACGGATGGACAGTAGACGTTATTGCTCATATCCTAAACGGCTTAAAGCCTGTTTAAGCCACGCTAGAGGCTTCAGGCTACCTGCACATCACCCTAGCTATAAACACGCTTAAAACAGTCTTAAAACGCTTCCTAGAGCCGTTACCATAATCTACCATTGTTCCTTATCGCAACCACCGTTGTTCCTTAGCTGGACACGGTGGTTTTTCTTTGGGTAATCCAAAGTTATACCGTAAAGACACTTGCATTGACTTTATAATAACAGGAAAGTATAATACCCCTAAGTAAAATAACCAAAAACTATAACAATACTACTAGCTTTTTAATCTACTTATCATGCCTTGCTACGTATTAAGCGCGTAGATAACTGCATGGTATTATCTAGCTTACTTGGCGGTAGTCGCTTGTTATATAAACCTGTTGTGCTCGTTAGTAGCTTGTGGCTCCTTTCTACTAGCCTGTCAGCAACGCTGGATAAGTAACCAGCACCTACGCTAGTAGGCTACAATACTTACTAAGCCTTTGTGGTGAAACTGGTAGACACAAGGGACTTAAAATCCCTCGCTTATAGCGTATCGGTTCGAGTCCGGTCAGAGGCACCAATTATTTTAATAAAGAACATGGAAGTATGGCTGAGCATGGCTTAAGGCGTCGGTCTTGAAAACCGAAGATGAATAAACGCATCCGTGAGTTCGAATCTCACTGCTTCCTCCAATATACGGATTTTTAGCTCAGCAGGTAGAGCAGCACTTTTACATGGTGCATGTCATTGGTTCGAATCCAATAAAATCCACCAAAACACAGAAACACTGCCCTTATGGTGAAATTGGTAGACACGCTGGTCTTAGAAGCCAGTGCTGAAAAGCGTATCGGTTCGAGTCCGATTTTGGGCACCAATAATTAATGCTGGTTTAGCTCAGTAGGCAGAGCATCCTCCTTGTAAGTGGAAGGCCGTCAGTTCGATTCCGACAACCAGCACCAATTATTATTTTAATTACTAACAATAACAATATTGGAGAAACCAATGCCAACCTGCAATCAATGCTCAGTTCATTTCAAGATGACTAAGTTCTATACCGAGGATAGTCTATGCGTTGATTGCGCGGGTGTTGTGCCTGAGCAATACGAGGATGTTCAAGTAGATTTTGATCTGCTGCGTAACCCTGGTAGACGCACGGTGGCGCACTGGCATGAGCAGGATATGAACGAGTTACTGTGAAGCAATTATAATGAACTGTTGTGAAGCGGTTTATACAGAGATTACAGAAGTTATGAAGATTAGCTAATTTAGATAACTTTAATAACTTTGATAACTTCTAGGATTACAAACGACGCTATAGCGTCTTTAGGTTTATCTACCTTAGGTAACGTTGTAGTCTACGTTAAGACAACCGTGTAAACGCACGTTAAACACCCTAGACGCCACTCTAGGTAATACGGGCAATGCCGGCAGGATAAACGTAACCTGCACCACCTTCAGGTGGTCATAGCGCCTACGCTAGTAGGCCATAGCACTAATAGATGGTATACAACAGAGCGTTCTGCGTTCTGCGCTTTGCTGTTTAGTATTTTGTAAAGGAACATCATGACTTTCGCTAAAGCAGACCCTCGGATTAACCGAGATGGTAGACGGCCTAGGGCTGAAGATAAGCCTACTAACCGCAGTGAACGCGAGAAAGCATTGCTGGAGCTTACCCGCAGGTTCAAGCCGCATCTAAGCAAGGCTATCGCAGCAGCTATTAAAGTAATTGATAACGATATTGCTAAAGACGGTGACAAGATCAAAGCATCTGCGCTGGTGATTAGCACGTATCATGCGCTGATTAAAGACTTGTATAACAAGGATTACGATCTAGAGGAAGCTGAGGAGGTTCAGCCTGTTAATCCACCTCCGGTGTTCAGCTTGCACATGGTCAAGCCGGATAGCGATAATTGATTCAGTAGTTATGGTACGGCTAGGGTAGCTCCCGAAAAGATCGCTCCTCACGATTCTGCCGATTACCTTTTGAGGCTGTTCTGAGGAGAACTATGAATTTGTTTACAGACTTGATAAATAGAGACAGTCAAAAGTTTACTTATGATGTTTCTGATAAATACACCACAGATTTATCTGTTATTGGTTCGGACTCTGTGTCTGATACATCAAGAGGAAAATGGGTTGCGGTAGATTGTGGTAAACACGCTAGGTTGTCTTCAACTTTCAAAGTTTTAGTACCTAATTGCCAAATGTGTAAGCACAACGAAGAGATACCGTTAATACTTGAAAAAGTAGAAAAGATTGTTGACAGAATTGACAGCAAAACTTATGTAGTTAAGCTGAAGTGCGGACATGAGAAAACAATGGCATCTTATGATATTAAGAAGAAGCCTAAACTAAACTGTCTTATTTGCAGAGAAGAAGAAATCAGGATTCAATTTGAAAAAGCTGGATTAGAATTACTAGGTAAATCAGTAAATGGCGGGACAAATCGGCACTGTAAGTTTACAGAATGCGGGCATACTCGTGATTTGCAAATTGCACTTGTTCTTACAAACCCTGGTAAGCAAGTATGTAAGGTTTGCAATGAAAACCGATTCAAAGCTGAAGCAGAGTCTTCAGGGTTGTCATTTATAGGCGAAGCAGACAATAAAAATCAGAACTACAGAAAGTACAGAACTAAATGCTGTGGTGAAGTAAAAGACGTGCAAGTTTCTCATGTACGTAGTCTAGCGTGGGCATGTAGTCAGTGCAGCGATGGTTATTACAGACACCCAAGTAATTTATACGTTCTACATATTAAACTGGCTGAACGTGATGTTATTAAGTTAGGGTATAGTCGTTATACTAAGTATCGTTTCAAATCCTACGGTTTACCATCGGATGCTGTTGTTAATGTATTGTTCAGTGTCCCAACACAAACTAGAGGTATTGCCTCAAACGTAGAGAAGAGTTTGCACCGGCATTTCAAGGATAAAAGACTTGATCCAGTTGAGATGAAGGAGTATTTCACTATTTCTGGCTTTACAGAATGTTATCCGTTGAGTATAAAATCAGAATTGCTTTCTGAACTACAAATAAAATTAAAAGATGCATTATCAAGTGCATTTGAAAAGGAGACAGTATGAGTCTTGTATTTTCTCCGGCATCAGAAGCTCAGAGTCAGTTTTTGTTATCAAAGTCCTGGCTTACCATCTACGGGGGCGCAGCCTTTGCTGGCAAGAGTTTTTGCTTACTAGGCAGTATGCTTCCTATTATTAACGACCCTGGAACCAGAGCAGTTATTATTCGTAAAACTACGAAAATGCTTTCTGGTTCTGGTGGCTTGTTTGACGCAGCTATCAATCTGTATTCTAAAGTTGATCCAAAGCTGAAAATCAGAAGTAGGGATTTAACTCTTGTCTTTTCATCAGGCGCAGAATTGCAGTTTACTTACTTAGATAAACCTGCTGACCGAATGAATTTACAGGGCAGAGAATACAGCCGCATTGCCTTTGACGAAACAACCCAGCTAACCTACGATAACGTTAGCTATGCTTTATCACGGCTCCGCTCTACTCGCGTAAAGTATCAGCTACAAGCTCACGCTACTTGTAACCCTGATCCGTCTAGTTTTCTGATGCGGTTTGTCGAGCATATGCTGGACGAAAACCTAGTCCCAATTCGCAAAGATACTTATGATGAAAGATACTTTGTACGTGACGCTAATGGATTATCTTTCTTTGATACCCTAGAAGAAGCTCAAGCTATTCACGGAATATCGGACGACTCTCCGATTAAAAGCTATAAATTTATTCCTGGTTCTATCTATGATAACCCTATTGGTCTAGAGCAAAACAAGGACTATATTTCAACGCTAAAAGCCCTTTCTCCAGTTGAGTCTAAACGCCTATTACATGGTGCATGGGTTAGAGAGCAGAAGTCAGGTTTCTTTAAGCGGGAATGGGTTGGTTTCACTAATCAGCCGAATATCCGAGCTAGGCGAAGAGTAAGAGCGTGGGACTTAGCTTTTTCTGAGGTTTCTGAGGTTAGACCAAGGGTAGATGCTACTGCTGGTGTACTAATATCTAAGGAAGACGTTACTAACAAGTATACTGTTGAGGATGTTATTACGCTTCGTAAACGAGTTCACGAAGTAGAGCAAGCTATCTTCCTAACAGCAGAGCGAGATGGTAGGGATTGTGTAATCTCATTACCACTAGACCCCGGTGCAACTGCTGGTGCTTACTGTAAAGACCTTGCTAGACGACTCACCGAACGTGGATTTGTAGCTAAACTGACTAGACCGGACAAAGGGAAGATGCAAAGGTTCCTACCGTTTGCGTCTGTGGCAGAAGCTGGGTTTGTGGATGTTGTTAGGTCGGAATGGACTGAGGATTATATTAACGAGCTAGAGCAAACGGAGTTCAATAACAAGACGTTTGATGACCAAGCTGATGCTACAAGCGATGCTTTTTATCATTTGAACAGAAGTAACGCTATTCCAACGTTTAGTCTCCCAAATCTAATGGTAGGTAATTCGCTACCGCAAAGCTCAGGTATCACCTTACCATCTTCCGGTCTTACGTTGCCGTAAACACTCCGCGTTTACTAACACTACCGTAATATTAAATATTCACTGCACAGCAAATATAGCAACGGCATCACAACATGCAATTAAAGCAAGTCTGTTCTCTGCCGTTTATAGCACAACCCACCGAGCCGCTTAATCGCGGCTCTTTTATTATATAAAGGAAAACTCGATGGGGCGCCCCACAAAACAACAACAGCTAGAACGCCAGTTAGCCTTAGCTACTGCCCCTATTCAGAAAGCGTTATCACCGCTAGATACTCCTGACAAGTTCAAACTTGGTTCTATGGGTTCTAGCGGGGTTAATATTTTCAACGGTGTAAGCGTAGAAGAAACCAGCCGTGATCTTAACTGGCCTACATCAGCTAGGACGTTCAAAGAAATGTCCATGCATACCAGCGTGAACGCTTGTCTTACTCTGTACGATAATCTAATCTCTAAAGTAGTATGGCGAGTAGTAGCACCTGAGCGAGCAACAGAAGAAGAACAGAAACAAGCTGAGTTTATCAGTCAGTGTCTGCATGATATGGATACCTCGTTCCGGCAGGTTATTCGAGATAGCTTAACTAGTAACGTGTACGGGTTTGCAGTTCAAGAGAAAGTATACCGCCGTAGGTACAAATCTAACGGTAGTATGTACGATGACGGCAAGATCGCTCTGAAGAAGATTGCTCTGCGTAATCAAGAAACTATCGAGAAGTTCGTAATGGACGATAGCAACTCTGAAGTGCTTGGAGTTAAGCAGAACTTAAACCTAGTAAACGGTAGCAACTACATCAGCAACAAAGCAGGTACTGTAGTTATTCCACGTAGCAAGTTCATGCACGTTACTACTGGTAGAAACCGTGGTAATCCTTTTGGTATTTCACCGCTTAGGGATGCTTACTTAGCTTGGCGTTATCTAACGGTTATTCAAGAAATTGAAGCTGCTGGTATTAGCAAGGATTTAACTGGTATTCCATTGCTGGAGATTCCACCGCAGTATATGTCTGCAGATGCTACACCAGAACAGAAAGCTATTTACGAAGAGTTCAAGAACATGATTCGTAACGTTCAGGTAGGTGCTCAAGCAGGTATTATTTTACCTAGCAGTGCTGATCCTGAGACACGTACCAAGATGTTTGATTTCCGGTTGGTATCTAACGAAGGTGGTAAAAAGAACTTCGATATTGATAAAGTAAAAAGCTATTATCAATCTCAGATTTACGTAGCTTTATGCGCTGACGTTCTGCAGCTAGGTAATACCGGAGTAGGATCGTTTAGCTTAGGCGTACTGAAGAACACGCTTACTGGTGCTGCTATTGAATCCATGCTGGATAACATTGTGGAGACTTTTAACCGCGAGGTTATTCGTCAGTTGTATGATCTGAACGGCTTTGACGTTTCACGCGCTTGTAGGCTTGATTACGAAGGTCTGCACAGCAGCGATCTCGATACGCTAAGTAAGTTCATTCAGCGCACAGCATCGGTTGGTCTGCTAGAGAAAGACAGAGACATGCTTAACTCTATCCGTAAGGCTATGGGACTTGATGCTAAACCTGAAGATGAGCCTGTGGATGAATCGGTTCTAACGGGTAATTCATCCAAGGCTGGAGAGCAGTTAGGTAATCCTTTAGATGGTAGTAGAACTACTGCTGGGGATGGGACTGACGCTTCAGTTAGCAATCTAGAAAACTCATAAGCTAAGGAACAGAATGTATTCGTTTCCAAATAACATCCCTACGTTTGCTAAAAACAAATCAGAAGCAGTTCAGAAAGTAGCAATTGAAGTTTTCAATACCGAGATGCGTAAGTCCAAGGATGAAAACAAAGCTCGGATTGCTGCACTAGCTGCTATGGTAAACGCAGAGAAAGAGTTCAAGTCTAGAGTAAACAAACAAGCAAGTAAATCCGTTATGGATATTATCAAAGCTAAGTACGTAACAGAGGAATAAAATGCCAGCTATTAAAGAGTTTTACCTTGATCCTAGAAACGGTCAAGCTAATTTTGAATACGATGATGGGACTACTGCAGTAGCTAGCTTAGATCAAGCTCTGTTGTCAGGCGGTGGTAGGGTTTCCGGTGGGCCGATAGTTCTATTGGGGGACTCGATAACAGATATGTGTGGCGGCCTGCGAACATCTGGAGTATCTACCGCATTTCCAGCAAACGGCTATTGGGCATGGTGTCAGTCTATTCTTGGTCCACGGTTTGCCACCGTTATCAATGCGGGAATATCTGGCAACTGGTTGACTCAAATGGACGATCGTTTTTCTACCGACGTCACTCCTTACGCACCGCGTATTGTTCATCTTTTCGGGGGTACAAACGATGCTTTGAATGCTACCGATTTAACGTTAGAAACAATTGTTGCAAACGCCATTGGGGCCATTACATCAATTCTTGCAAAAACTCGGCAACTTGGAGCCACGCTGGTAATTGGCACCATTGGACCAATGGCTACTGGGGCTGCTCCGACTACCGCAAAACTAGCAGCACGGGATCGTATTAACCAATTTATCCGAAAACTTACTGCTAGTTCTGCTGGTGTAATTCTTGCAGATTACGCGCTATCGCTCCAAGACCCGACGACGCAGGGGAGTCCAGTCGGGCAATCAGATGGCGGGCCAGTTGTGATCTATGACAATACGGTACATCCATCTGCGGCTGGTGCATATCTGATCGGAAAAACCCTAGCTGCTGCACTTGATGAGGTGACAGCACCAGCCCGTGTTTTTCCGCATGGATTAGATATTTCCCAATACACCACTAACCCGACTTTTGCAGGGGCTGTCGGGGCAACACCACCTACAGGATGGACGGTAAGCTCGTTGACCTCTCCAGCTACGACTTGGACTTACGCATACCAAGACCGCACGGACAACATTGCAGGTAAGGCACTAAAGTTGACAGTCGCAGGTGGGGATGCAAATGGGCAGTCAATCCTAATGCAAGCGTCAAGAACGGTGGCGATGGCGGTTGGGGACAAATTCAGGGCTGCGGTTGAGCTAGAGTGCGAGTTTGTCTCGGCTTATCAGAGTGTTGTGGGATTGTCTTTACGTGCAATGAACGGAAGTTTTTCCGAGATTGCTCGCACCGATGTTATGAGAGATTCTAGTTTTAACACAGGTGGTACTACCAGGGTTGTAGATTCAAAACTCAAGCTACCTGAAAAGATTGTTCTTCTAACTCCAGAGTTGACGATTCCAGCAGGTACAGCCTCGTGGCTCTGTGACCTAAATCTAAAAGGCGGGTACAACTTTACGCTAAAGAGTTTTTCGGTTTTTAAGGTGGATTAACATCGGGTCAATAATCAAAAATTTAACCTAACTAACAAAGGAGTCCAATGTCTTGGCTTGTTTCTTCTCCACCAAAAGAACTAATCGGTAAATCCCAGCAAGCGATCCAAGCTGGTGTCAAGGCAGGAAACTCCGCGTTACTCCAAGGTAAAACCCAAGCTGAAGCGGTTGCTCTTGCAGTTGCTTCTGCTACGCTTGTAGAGAAGGTTCAGGAACGCATTAAAAGGCCAGTAGAAGCCCCTGAACCCGCTTTACCGTGGCATATGCAGTGTATCTTAAATAAAGCTGCTGTAGAGCCTTCTACGGCTTCTGAGGATGCTTCTGAAGTTCGTCTACCAATCAGGCAAGCGTACCTAGGTAAAACTAGCTTAACTGCTGATCCAGAAAGAAGCCTAGTCCATGCTGATTTCGATAATCAACAGCGGCTAGTGCTTACGTTTGATACAGGCGAGAAAATCACTACTAAGCCTATTAACTTGCAAGAAACTGTAGAGCAGCATTTCACTGCTTTAGCACCTAGTCTTTATCCGTTTATCAGGTTTGATACTCTGCTGGATAAGCCCTTGCATCAAGAGGGTATGTTGTTTTATGATAAGCAAGATCACTCGCTTGCTTATTACAACGAAGACTCAGAAGTTACGGTAAACATCGGCAGAGAACAGCTAGTCCGGGTGTATAACAACACCACTACAGCTATCCTAGATACTAGGCTTGTTTACGTAAACGGTGCTAACACAGGCTGGCCTACGGTTGCTTTAGCTGTAGCTAATACCAGAGCTACTTCTCAGAGTATTATCGGTATGGCTACATCTACTATTGAAGCTGGTAGTTATGGGTATGTATGCGTAGCTGGTATTGTCAACGGTATCGACACAAGCAGTTATACCGCAGGTACGCTGCTGTATTTATCGGCGACAGTTCCAGGTGGGTATACAAGCGAACCGCCGATGCAGCCTAACTTTGAAGTTGAAATAGGTACGGTGATCTTTCCTGATTTACACGGTAAGGTACTAATCCAGATTAACAAATATGAATGGCATCCTTCGCTTGAGTTACTGCATCCTGAAGTAACAACTACGCTACCTACAGTACCTACAGTGTTCAAGCCTAGCATGGTAGCCTATAACAACGGGTTTCAGTACGATAGCACAACGGGTGAAATACTAATCGAGAACTCAGGTTCTTACGGTATTACTATTCAGATCAACGCTATTCCATCAGCTAGTAACAAGAACGTGTATTTCTATGCTGAAGAAGATACCGGATCAGGCTGGCAACCTAAGCGATACTCAGGTAGAAAACTAGAACTAGTTAACGCTCAAGAAACGCAGTTGGTTATTACAGCAGATAGGTACTTTCCTAAAGGTACGCGTATGCGGCATGTGCTTTATGCAGAGAGCACCGTGCAGTTGAAATCTACGGACTTACCTGGGACTCCAGCGGGAACAGTTACGCTTCCAGCTTTTAGATTTATGATAGCTTAATACTGTTATGCAGACTGCAATTATCATGCATAAACTGCATAACATTGACTTTAGATTTCATCAAAGTTATAATACTTTCCATTAAGAACAGGCTAATATGCATAAAAGTAATAACAACAAACCATTGCATTCTTTCTATAATTCTAGAATTGCTAAATCAGTAAACCAAGAGCTAATGCAAGCTACGTTTGTAGTTATGGTTCCTGACGAAGTTGATCTGCATGGTGATTCAACCACAGAAGAAGAAGTACGCAAAGCCTGCCACAGCTTCAACAAGCATTGCAGAACAGCTAACCTTTTCCATATGACAGCTACTGATAGTTTTGAATTCGCAGAGAGCTATATTGCTCCTGTGGATTTTATTCTAGATCAGCGTGAGATTAAAAAAGGTACGTGGCTATGCACGGTTCAATGCCTAGATAACAAAGTATGGGAACTGATTAAATCCGGCGAGATTAACGGTGTAAGTATTGGAGCCCGTGCCTTAGTAACATCAGTGGACGATTTAGGCACTACAGAATAAAGGAACAAAATGCAACGAAAACTAAAACAAAAGCTATCAGACATTAGCTTTGAACATGATGGAGCGCATGTAGCTCTTGTTTCTAAGCAGCAATCGGGTCCAGCAAATGGTCACGATTACGCAATGGTTCTGAAGTCACGTCAGTTCTCACCAGAGTTTATTACTAAAGCTAGTTCAGTCAAAGTAGAACTAGAGATTACCGAGTACCTTGAACGGTTCTTTCACCTGTACGGTACTCAAGCTGAAATCCTTGCACGTACCCTAGGTTTTACTACAGCAGGTATGGACAAAGCTGCTATGGAAGCTCAGGAAGAACTTCTAGAGTCAACAGAACCTCCTGAGTACCCTGATTGGGATAAAGAACCCGGTGATAAGGAATACGAAGCGTATGTAAACAGCAAACTAGCTTCTATTCAGGTAATGAAGTCTCTGAAAGATTCTGATGATATTGCTTCAGTTCTGGTTAATCTAACTGAAGATGATTATCTGCAGTTTCTACAAGATCAGTCAGTTCTAGAGAAAGCCTTTAAAGCAATTGAAACAGAAGCCTCTAAGGCAACTGAAGTTAACAAACAAACAGCTAAACCCAAACCTAAACAAAAGGAACAACCGATGCAAAAGCAAGACGTTGAGCTAGTAGAGAAGTCTGCGCTTGCAGTCGTTCAGAAAGCTCTAGAAGCACAGACCCAGGAACTAGAAGCTGCAAAGCAATCTCTAGAGAAAGCTAACGAACAACACCGCGTTGAACTTCAGAAAGCTCTAGACGCTATCGCTGAGTTCAAGCTGAAGGAAAAGCAAGCTGTAACTAAGGCTCGACTGGAGCTGGTTAAGGCTGCTGTTAAGGATGATGCTAAGGCTGCTGTGCTGTTCAAGGCAGTTGGTCTAGTAGAAGACGAAGCAGAGTTTACTGCTGTTGTGAAAGCTCTTGCTGAAATGCAGGCTCAAGTAGAGAAATCTGCGCTGTTCCAAGAGCAGGGTACGCAGCTAGATGAAGCTGACGTGGTTAAAGAATCTGCTATTGCTCGGGTGCTGAAAGCCCGCGCTGTTAAGTAATTAGATAAAGGAATATAAAATGACCAAACTATACACTGAAAGCCCCCGCTTTTCCCACGTAGTCAAGGCTGAACTCTGGCCTGAAATGGGCTACACCCGCGTTCAAGTA